TCTTGTGCTAGGTGCTGCCATTAAGATAGTGCCCCTAAATCCTGTGTAGATAAACTACCATTCGGGGTGTCTAAATTATCAAAAGACCCCCCTAATGTTTGACCAAAAGCATCAGTAGTAACAGCATCCAAGCTTCCTAAATCTCCTGTTGGAAATACTAAGGAAGGGTCCGACAGTGCATAGTTGGCAATTTGAACAATATTGCCGGCCGCTGTTTTGGTATAGACTACTTTATCCGCTGTGTTTACAGCAATCTCCCCAACAGCAAGATCACTTGTTGTTGGGGTAGAGGAAGCGGTCTCACTTCTTTTCGGTTTTAATATTACCGGCATATTTTATTCCTTAGTTCAACAAGGTTCCTGACGCATCATATATGTCAATTCTAAATCTATCATTAGCCGCTGCTGAAGTCATAACACTTGTGTCATTATCAGCAAACGATTCTGCGCTTGTCTGTACTGCTGTAAGACCAACACTATCAAGGGTAAGTGTAGAAGTAACTGCCAATTCGGACATTTCAAAAGCTGAACCGCTTACTGAGATTGTCTGTCCGCCTAGGTCAAGTGTACTACCTGACAAATACAAGTCACGCCATCGTAAACTTGAAGTACCTAAGTCATATGTTACGTTGGCTGAAGGAACAACAGCACCTGTAACTGTAACGTCACCTGTTACTTTTACGGGTTTGTTGAATGACCAATTGTCGCCTGAAGAAACATATGTCATTGTGGCACTAGCACCATCGACCGTAATACCTGCACCGTTAGCTGCTGCTGCGTTTGCTGCACCTGAAGCTACTGTGATATTAAGATCATCTACTGATAATGCAGTAGAGTTAATAGTAGTTGTAGTACCATCAACCTGCAGATTACCAGTGATTGTTAAGTCACCGCCAATGTCTGCATCACCGGTAGTAGACAGTGTACCTGTGATTGCTGTGTTATCAGCAATTGCTACAGTGCCAGTACCATTACCTGAAAGTGTTAAACTAGTATCAGCTGAGTTAGGTGTTATGCTGTCTGCTTTTAGTCCACTACCAAATGCTACAGGATTGCCTGCTGAGTTAGTAATGTTATTACCATCTTCAATTTGGAATGTAGATTTGACCTGAACAATACCACTGCCAGTAGGATCAAGAGAAATATCACCTGAACCACTAGTCTGTACAGCTACGTCTTGGTTACTATCGGCAGAAATTGTAATTGTACCTGAGTTATCAGATACCACTTGCTGTCCGTTTACATACAATGAACCAGGACCTACATAAATGTCTGCCCACTGATATGAAGCAGAACCAAGTGAATATGTTACATCTGCACTTGGCAGAATATCACCTGTGATTGTTTGACTGCCCGTGAGTGTCAATCCTGCAAAAGTAGGACTGTCACTAGTAGCAACTGCCTGACCAATAGCTATTGCACCCGTGCTATTATTATAAGTAACACCAGTGCCTCCGCTAAGATCTGTTAAATCAATTGCAGAAGTATTTGATAAATCTGCAAGGGCTACTTCAAAACCACCCTGTGTTGAACCATCATGGACTACCAGGGTGTCTTTAGTTGTATTGATTGTGACCTCACCCTCTGCTCCCGTAAATGACGAATGCTCGGCGGTAGTTCCACGTCTTAATTGTAATATTGTTGGCATAATTTATCTCCTAATATGTTCCGCCATCGAGGGTATCAACTTGAGATCCCGGGATAGTAGCGGTTGCATCTAAATTATCAAGATCAAATCTTAACAATTCAAAGCCGCCCGCTGTTGATCCGTCATGTACCACTGCTGTGTTTTTACTTGTGTTCACAGTAATTTCTGCCTCTGCACCTGTAAACGTGGCATGCTGAGCAGTAGTACCTCGTCTAAACTTTACTCTAGCCGCCATCAGGTCAACCCTCCGTAATCTACACTGTTATAACCAATAACCGTATCGGTAATTAAACCGTAATCTAAGTCAGCTGTTTGTGTACATCTGACAATTGCGGTTCCCGGACTAGTGCTTGTATCTACAGTAAAGTCACCGAAAGTAGTATCTAAAAAAGATATTGTTTCAATGTCTGCAGAAGTTGCACCATCATTTACGGTTACACCACCACCAATAGCCTGAATGCTGTTAGCTGAATCTTTTACATATAGCTTTTTGTCTGCTGTATTTATTGCTATTTCACCTACTGCAAGATCACTTGTAGTAGGTACCGAACTAGCTGTTTCCGACCTTTTCGGCTTGAGAACTATCGCCATTTGTTCTATCCTCTTTTAGCTTTTTAATCTTATTCTCTAACATATCTAATTCTTTTTTGAGGTAACTATTCTCTTTTACAAGAGCGTCGTCAGATTTGCCCACCTCTTTGATAACTTCAACCTCTTTAATGACTTCTACAGGCGGTTTTTCTTTTTCCGCCTGTAGAAGTTCTTTCAAGTTTTCTATCTCAGTATTTCTTTCCGAGATAATATTTTGAAGTTTCTCATTCTCCTTACTTACGTAGGAGCTTCTAGCTTGTAAAGTAACGACTTCTATAGAAGTCTCATTATATTTTTTTGCTAGCATATTAATATATTCATTAACTAGCTCTTCATTAAACTGTTTACCAGAATCCATAATGTATCCTCAAAATTTAAATTAAAATAATATTAGTAAGAACCGCCATCAAGAGTGTTAGTCCAATCAGGAGTACCACTGTTTGAGTAGAGGATATAACCGTCAGTACCTGCAGCAGTAGCCTGAAGTGCGCCAGTTCCGTTACCGTAAACAATACCGTTGCTAGTAAATGTGCCTGCACCAGTACCACCGTCTGCTACACCAATAGCAGCTGACAGTCCAGAAACAGTACCACCAGTTAATGAACCAGTTACGTCACCAGTCAAGTCACCAGTTACGTCACCTTCAATGTTAGCAACCAAAGTACCAACAGTGATTGTAAGGTCACCAGTAGATGCGCCTGTAGCAGTAGTAGTACCCATGGTGAACTTGTCTTCTGACTCATCCCAACCCATGAAAGCGTTGTCGCCTGTGCTACCACGTTCAATAACAAGACCTGAATCGTTAACTGCTGATGCAGTGTTATTACCTAGTTCTAATAGAGTGTCAGAAACAACAGTGTTAGTAGTAGCTACAGTAGTAGTTGTACCGTTTACAGTCAGGTCACCGGTGATAGTAGCGTTACCGCCAACAGAAAGGTTACCAGAAGAACCGAGTGTAGTGAAAGAGCCAGCTGCTGCTGTAGATCCACCGATTGCAGTACCATCAATAGCGCCGCCGTTGATATCTACAGTTGTGAAAGTAGAAGTACCAGTAGAAGTTACGTCACCTGCAAGATCAGCAGTGACATCTGCGAAAGTTACGCTGTCACCAGTACCTACTGACTGACCAATAGCAAAAGATACATTGTTATTAGAAACAGTAGTATCTACACCAGTGCCGCCAGCAAAAGTAAGAGTTTCGCCACCAGCTACTGTATCAGTAGTACCGCTATCAGCTGCAACATCAAATGAAGTAGCGATTGTAGCAGTAGTAGCAGAAGTAATACGACCTTTTGCGTCAACTGTGATCTGAGGAACTTCAGTAGTAGAACCGTAAGTGTCAGCTGTAACACCTGAGTTAGCAAGTGTAGTTGAAATAGTTGCAGTATCGCCACCGTCCTGGAATGTAGCTGAGCCAGTAGCATCGCCACTGAGTGCAACAGTTACAGCACTTGATAAACCATCTGCATCAGTAGCAGAACTTGCAGTACCAGTAAGGTTAGCAGTGATAGTGCCTGCACTGAAGTCACCAGAAGCGTCACGTTCTACAATGGTGCTTGCTGTGTTTGAATCAGTAGCTGCGTCAATTGCATCAGTGTAAAACTTACCACCAACAGTATGAATGACGGGAGTGCTACCATCAGAGCCAAGAGACTCAATATAAAGTTTAGCGGACGCGCCTGAACCACTCTGGTCCTGTGCGTATGCTAATTCGCCTTCTGCAAGTGCTGCCACAGTAGGAGCAGTTGAGCCTGAAGATCGTTTAATTTGAATTACTGTTGCCATGTTACTTCCTCGTTTTGGGTTTAAAAATACTAATTGTTATTATTAAAAAGTACCGCCATCTAATGTTGTAATATTGGTTGAGTCTATTGCCAAACCGGAAATCGGAGTAGCTACCCATTTGTTTGTGTCTGCATCAAATGTAAAGGTATAACCATCTTCTGCTCCTGCTAGATCGACATTTGCCAATCCCTCTAGTCTTGTTGCAGTTTGCACCCTTGAAGAAGATGTTACTACTTTAGGGGTCCTTGGACTGGAACTCGGTAAAGTTACTTTGATAGCCATTATCGTGTTACCTCAGGGGTTACAGTTACAATGCCTTCCAATACTCTAATTGTTTCGCTACTGCTAACAATTTCAATATCATACACATATCTACCGGCTTTCAAGTTTGAAGTCTCTGCCGCCGTTAGACTTATAGTAATTTCACCAATTGCATCTACCTTTGCTGTAGTAAAATCCACCTTAGTAGACGTATAAAAACTTTTTCTTATTTGAGCATTTACAGCATAGTCAGTAAGATCTTTATTAGTACCGTCAGCATTATCCAAGCTGAAAGTAAAGCTAAAGGTCGTTCCTTGATCTATTACAATATTGTTTACTGTAGCCATATAAATATCTTATAAGTATTGTTGTGTTCTACTTATTTATAACATTTTGGACTTGTAATGAAAACTATTTTGACCTTAAAATATGGTGACAAATATACGTCAGATGATGTAAACCGTATATACCTCGACACCAACGGCAAATATAATTATGTGTGCGTGACCGACAATCCTAAAGGATTACATCCGAATATTTATACAATTTCTATTGACCATGAACCAGACGGCCATTGGGAGAAAGTGAAGTTATTTCAACTTAACAATCTAGGTAAAATCTTATATCTGGATTTAGATGTCTCCATCCAAAAAGATTTGGATCATTTGTTTAATTATCTTGACAAGCACCCCGTAATTTGTTATACTTATTGGAAACCATTAGAATTTCCTTATCATAAAGATAATCGCTGGTCTTATAATTATTTAAGTAATTTTAATTCAAGTGTCATGTTGTGGGAAGACGCTACTTATATTTACGAAAAATGGTTAAAAGAACAAGATTATTATATGGTAAAATATGCAGGAGATGATAGATTTCTTTTTCACGAGGAGTTTACATTTGAACACTGGCCTAAGGGTGAGATTTATTCCTATATGTGGGGCGGAGAACTAGCTGACCAAGCAGAAAAAAAATCTAAATTAAAACCAGAATATACAATAGCTTTATTAAACGGTCAAGATAGGTTCCCACATATAAAACAAGAGTATTATGATGAACTTCGTATGTATAAAATGGGGAAGTAAATACACCCCAGATTATGTAAATAATTTATATCGTATGGTTGAGAAAAACTATACAGGGCCTTTTACCTTTACGTGTTATACAGATGACATAGAAGGTCTTAAATGTGATACACACCCTATACCTGATGACGGGCTACTTCACCCCAACTATTGGTTCGGCAAAGAGAAATATTGCTGGGACAGATCAAAGTTTCTTGTATTTAATTCTAAGGAGTGGCTAGGGCATGAGGGAAAATGGTGTTACTTTGACCTCGATGTAATCATTCAAAACAATATAGATCAAATAGACGAACTTGCTAAAAAACCAAGAATCATTCATGTACAGTGGCAACCAGTAAAACAAAAACATGAAAGATTATTTTTTGAAATGCGAGGAACTTTTTACAATTCTAGTATGATGCTTTGGGATGATGAACAAACTAAGCACATATACTATGATGTTATTATGGAAGAAGAAATGGTCTTTACTACCTTTTATAAAGGATCTGATAACTATCATTATTGGAGACAGCGAGATTTTTGGAAAAATATTCCTTATGATTGGGTATACAATTATAACAGAGGAATGAAATATCCTAGTGATATGAAAAAACATATGTATAGGCCTGACCCTAAAATTTGTTTATTTAATGTAGACAACACACCTGACCCTGGAGTAAAAAAACAAATTAAATTAGAGGGGTTGAAAGATAAAGAACTGTTGAGGTTATGGAGATGCGCGTAAATTATATCTGCTGTAAATGGGGAACAAAATATGGACCACATTTTGTCAATAAATTATATTCAATGGCTAAACGTAATACTGATGCTAGCATATTTGACTTTCATTTTTACTGTTACACGGATCTTCCTGAAGGCCTTGATCCTGGGATTAAAGTTATTGACTTTCCTGACATTCCTAATATTCATCCTAAGTATTGGTTTGGTTCTGATAATTTCAAGTATGGAATGGCTCGCTGCTGGGATCGTCCTAAAACTTTTGTTTTTAATACTCATAACTTCGCTGACGATAAGCCTACGGGGCGTTTCGTTTTCTTAGACTTAGATGTTATAATACAAAATGATATGGGCCCTATCATTACACACGACTTAGATAGGCCAACAAAACTCAGAAGTTGGTGGCAAGATCCTCGTCCAATGAAAAGTAGAAACTTTAAACTTGCTCACGGTGCATACACAAATGGATCTTGTCAAGTGTGGTCGGATGACCAATGTGAATGTATATGGGAAGATGTATTAAAACATCAAGAACAGATATGGTTCACATTTACTGACGGTACTGATAATTATCACAGCTGGCGGTGGGGAGATTTTAGCAAAGAAAAACTATGGGGACATTTTCCAAGTTGGATGGCATACTCATATAACAGAGGCCGTTCGTGGGATGAGGATGACCTGAGAGTAGACACTTATCGTCCGGGTGCTATACTCTGTGTATTCAACATTGACTTGTTACCATTTAAAGATAAGAGTAGAGGGCATACAAAACAAGATGATTTAGCAGACCCTAACTTATTGGCGCATTGGAAATGATACACATCTATACAGTTAAATGGGGCAATAAGTATTCTAGCTCTCATGTTAATGCTGTTTACTTAGATTGTTTATCTAAGCTGACAATTGATTTTCAATTTCATTGCATAACAGAAAATTCTTTTGGTATATCTTCTGATATTAATATTATTGATATTCCTCTATCTAACTATTATCAAAAATGGTGGAATAAACTATATCTGTTTCGTACTGATGTAGTCACACAGAAAGGAGAAAAACTTTTTCTTGATTTAGATATTAAGATACAAAGAAATCTAGATAGATTTATTGATTATCCATGTGATAATAAATTATTATTTGTTAAGACTGAATGGCATAATCTTGAAAAAATGAAAAAAGATACTGAGCATATACCACACAAATATACTAATCTAAATTCTAGTATATTAAGATGGAACGATGGGCTAACTGAATCAGAAGAAATGAAAAGATTCAATAAGATGACTGAAGATTACCCTAGTCAAATGTTTTTCTATTTTAGAGGGCTAGACAATTTATTTTACAACAAGTTTAGTCACGATCATATAGGACACTTTCCTAGTGGTTGGGTGTACAGTTATAACTACGGTTATCAATATCCAAATGATATAGAACAATTTAAATACAGAGAAACACCATTTATATGTTTATACGATTCAATGGGGAGACCAGAAGATGTTAAGATTAAACTTCCTGACTAGTTTCAGGTATTGGGGTATGGCGCTTGATAAGATTGAGCATGAAATGCCTCACAAACATGATGACTTTAGAAAGTCCATGAACCCAAACACAATGGATGCTGCTGTTTGGTTAATGGAAGAACTTGTAAAACAGTTAGACCCAGACAAAGAATACAATATTATTGTATTAAATTCTTGGTTGGGGTTTCCTCTTGTGCCTCTCATCTGTGAGAATATCAAAGTAAAGCATATGGATTTGATTGATATTGATAACGAAGCACTAGAATTATCTAAGGTTTTTAATAAGTATTATACTGACAACGGTATTGACATAAATCATCTTCAGTTAGATGTTCCATTTGCATTCCACGACATTAATGCACTAGACACTGACATTGTTATTTCTTTGGGATGTGAACAAATGTATCCTCTCAGAGAACTAAAAACAAAAAATCCTGATTGTATGTTTGCCTTACAAACTAGTAATGTAATTCAGGAAATGTATGGTATTAATTGTGTTGATAGTATTGAAGGTCATTTAGAAAACACAGGCATAAAAAAACCACTCTACACAGGACAAATAGAGCAGTTTTATTATAACTGGGAAGGTAAAGTTTTCTTTGATAGATTTATGGCTATAGGTAAAAAATAATATAAATAGTAAATATACTTTTAGCAAGGGCTAAAGACCCGAGCGAACAGGTTAGCTTACTGTGATAGCATCGCTAACTGTCAAAGGTAATTAACTTTACAGGAGACAGTTATGCTTTTAAATCGCAGAACTATGCTAAAAGGTGCAAGTGCAGCACTTGCATTACCCGTACTAGATGCTATGATTCCATTGGCATCTGCTCAAACAAACCCTCAATTCAGAGCCGCATTCGTATATGTTCCTCACGGTGTCATATTAGACGAGTGGAACTACAATGGCATTTTAAAGCCACTGCAA